GGGTCGAAGGGCTCCCCGGGTACATCTACAAAGACAACGAATCTTTGGTGGCCGCGTACCTGGATAGTGGGCTAACGATAGACACTTCAATCCCCGCCAAGGGTGGCACCGCGTACTTAGCACGGCTTGAACTGCAAGAATTTCTCTCGATAGAACTGAAAGGAAACCTCAATGACTACTACGCCTAATCACTACGAGGCCCAGAACGGTGTGGACCCCACAGCCGTGGTGGATGACTTCGGGTTCTGGGCGCGGAACTTTTTTAAGTACGCCTGGCGCGCCCCGTTCAAGAACGGCCCAGCCGATGTTGAAAAAGCTCAAGACTGCCTGGTTCGGATGTGGGAACTAAACCCGTCCTGGTTCCTGCTCAAGACTCGCACTAAGCTGTCCGGCCTAGAGGACAACGAAGGAATCAAAAAGATATCCCGAGGCGCACTAACGACGGCTGACGGCGGGGCTGCTCGGGCGCGAGCTCTAGTGTACTTCGCTAAGCTGTGCACAGGGCAGGTACAAAGCCTTGAACGCCGGGTGGTAAACCGTTACGGAGAACTGCCAGGCGACAAGAAAGCCTGGGCTGTTATGAACAGGTTGCTAGAAATTCTCTCTGATTATTATCTAGCTGAGATGGGGAAGTGTAAGTAATGCGAGAAAATCTATCAGAGATGGACCGGTTGTACCTGGACCTGTACGGATACTCTCTAACCTTGCCGGTGCTCCCACCCGAAGTTGGCGTTACGCTAACCTATGACTACAAGTATTCTATGGGCGGAGTGCGTATGGAACTACGGGACACTAAGTACGTACTAGCCAAAAGTGTTAGGGAGTCCCTGGAAGAACCAGCGCTAATTCTATCCCCGGACGAGTCTAAGGGCTTAGTCAAGCGTGGTGTTGGGTACACCCGCAGTAACTTAGATGCTATCTTTACAGCTCTCGGGTTTAGGGAAGCGAAAGTGCAATCGTTTGTACCTTCGTATGATGAACCACGGTACAAAGCTCACGCTACCGTGGACTTGTACCCCGCCGAACAAGGGGTACCTTTGATGGGGTACTTGCCGGGTGACATACTGGACTACCTGGGAGACGTTGTTCAGATAAACGGGGACCTCATAGAAGAGATGACACCCGAAGTACGTGAAGCCTCGAATACCCTATACCGGCTACGGGAAAACAACGAAGTACCTGCATCTATGGAAGCCGTTTCCGCCCTACGTACTTTAGTGGGTTTTGCGCAACGGACAGAAGCCCGTGGGTGGTCGGTGAAACCGGGTAATACCAAAAGGGCGGAAGAAATTCTGTTTAGCATGGCCGTTGTGGTGCAGAAAGACGGGATGCGGCGCAAGGCAGTAGAAGAACGCATCAAGTGGATTATGGGGGAGGTGTAGACTGTGGACTTCACAACAGCGCGAGGGGTGCTACACATCGCAATGCCCGGCGGGGACGACGAGGCAGAACCTATAGAAGCCATTCACATGTTAGAGAGCATCGGCGACGGCTTCCCTAGAGAGTATAAGTATGACAAAGTACACGCGAAGATAAGCGCACTCAAGTTCCGGTATTCCACACTGGAATCTCACGGGGAAAAACTAAAGCGCGACACGCTGGAAAACGATTTGTCGGCTTTAGCAGACATCACCGACTATTGTGTTAAGGTAGGGTAGAGGAATCCCCGGCACGGATGCAACGACGTGCCGGGGATTTTCCTGTTCGCTTACTGATTCAGGTAATCGTCGGAAGCGTAGTACGAAGAATCAGCTGCGTGTTCAGCCGGGGCCGCCGAGGAATCCTGGGACTCAACAGGCTTAGCGGGCTGTTCCTTGTACTGTGTGGGGCTTACGTTGATAAGTGCCAGCACAGCACCAATAACGCCTGTAACACCTGCGGAGATGTGAGCCCACTGTTCAGCATTGACGGTACCGAATGCAGTTAGACCTACACCGGCCAGGGCTACGAGGCCGTACACAATTTTACGGACTGCTGCCCATTGCTCAGTTGTCAGAGCCATGTAAATTCCTATCGTTCAAGACTACTGTATCCACAACACGGTCGAGCCGGGTCTGTGTGTGCCGGTTGTCGGCACGTAGTCCGCCTATATCTTTCTTTAGCTCGGACTGGTCGTCCAAGCTGCGGGTAAGAGCATCTTCCATATCGCGCTGTTTCTTTCCTTGGGCGGATTGCTCGTGTTGGAGGTTGTCTAGCCGATTGCGGATTTCAAGCATTGCGGTATTCGAGTCGCACATACCCTTCTCTATTGTAGAGAGCTTATCCCGTATAATATCCAGGTCATCCCTGAGGTTCGTGCCGTGGTCGTTCTTGACCTGATGTTTAGCTTCGCGTGCGTCATTTCCGACGAGGTGAACTGCATGTTGCAGGTCTTCAATCTTGCTGGAGATGACTTTGCCCACGCGAAGCCCAACGAGAACAGCGATAACGAGACACACTAGGATAATCACGAACGCATCCACCTCAGGGTCGCCGGTCTTAGGTATTTCAACCACGGCACGTCCTTAGTTGGGGAAGTTCATGAAGCTGGCGCGAGTATCGCTATCAAACTCTTCCTTACGGGCGTTGCCTTGGGTGGCTTCGTTATATCCCAGAAGCTCGCGGAGCTTACCTGCGACCGAGCCGTCCCGCATCCGACCGGGAATGCCGATACGGAACTGATTGAACAGAGTCTTCACCATGCGCAGGGTAGACCACTGCATAGAATCCTGAATCTTCACCATGTCTACGAGGGTACGGTTACCCCACTCAGGACGGGGGGTGTAGAAGATAGCGTCTTCAAGTTCTTTCTTGGTTGCCATGTCGAACCAATCTCCTGTTCCTGCCGAGGCTTGCCCAGCGAGTAGTTTGTTTATGTTGTCTCGGAACACGTCCATGTCGATAAACGACGGGTCTATTTTCCCCTGCGCTGGTCCGGCATATTCTTTATGCGCAATCTGCAGAAAGTTTGGGTTACCACCGCCGTAACCGCGTTCCAGCGCGGCGGCGAGGATAGGCATGTATTCCAGCTGCGCGGCGGTCCAGTCTGCGGGCGCGACACCCGAGGACTCCATCTCCACACCGATAAGGAACTCATTACCCCGATTTACCGGTATGCCAGGGGCTTCGCCCTCCCCGGCGTGGTTAGCCCACCCCGCAGCGATTACGTAAACCTCCGCGTTACGTCCGAACACAATGTGCGCCAAAGGCCCCGGCAAGTCGGAGCGGCCATTGATACACATGTTCAGCGTAGGTGCACCATCAGACCAATAACGAGCCGATGCGGTAGCGGTATGGTGCCAGAGAACACCCTTGACCGCATCCATCTGCCACCCGTTGGCGGCTTGGTACCCACGGTATTTCCACCCTTGAACCTCAATAACGTTCAAGCGTTTACCGTTCGGGGCGGTGTACGCGCGGAGTTTGTCTGCCAAGTCCGTAATGAACATTGAAGAACTCCTTAGTATTTAGGCGTAGTTTAGAACAAATCTACGATACAAGTATAGTACCTGTGGTACGATAGACATGCCTCAGGGAGGTTGGCGCGTCCCTGCTGTAGGCATTTTCTCCTGCCCCGGCGAGATTGTTAGTCGTCTTGCCGGGGTTTTTATATACCCAATTTCGGACATAGAAATACCCTGGCATTATAGCGCCAGGGTATTTCCACGCGGGGGTTCCCACCCCCGCACCTCAACCACATTCTGAAAGTATATCTATATTATACCCTATGCCCAGCGGGTGAAAAGCGGTATGTTGAGGATGTACCGGCGACCGCGAGCAGAGGCTCCGAACGACCAGAACTTTATATCCCGAGAACCAGCTTCAACGGCAACCGAGCCTTCATTCTGCTGGCCGGGTATTACCTGAATCTCACTGAGTGACACAGGCGTGGGCGCTTCCGGTGGGAGACGGAATACAGTTGCCCCGCTCGGTGGTACCGATACCATATCCAAATCCATGTGAATGAGTGCATGACCCGAAGAGCGGTCTACACTCATGGACTGCGCCACAGCACCACTACGCAGGTTGATGTCGTTGCTCACCTTCGTCAGCTGGTACGTCAGTACCCCGGAGGTCTGGTTCAGAATCTCCGTCTTGACGGCTTGCAGAC